GCTTAGTTTCGGCGTCATACGCCTTAATCTGCGCTTCCTGCTCCTTGATCCGCAGTTCCGTCGCTTCCATCGAGCGCGAGACGTTCTGGAGCATCTGGAACATCTGATCCATCTCAGCGCCCATCGCCTCAATCTGCTGATTAGCAGCCTGCAACGCTGGGTCTTCGTCAGGATCGGAGAGCAACTTCGGATCAATCGTCTTGGCAAGACGCTTGGCGATTTCCTGCGCTCCCGGCCAATCCATGTTCTTGACGAACAGGTCGCCTGCCACGCCCCAGAGGTTCGGGTTGGCTTGCAGGATTTGCGACATCGCGTCCATCGCCTCTTGACGCTTGGTCATGTAGGACGGGCCGGTCGTGACGGCTACGTCGTACTTGCCAACGGAAGGGTTGTAAATTTTTTCGATGACAACGCCAGCCTGATCCACCAACTTGCGGACAGGCTCTTGCTGCATCGGGTCGATACGCACCGTCGAGGTTTCCCCGTCGATGCCGATGATGCGAGCGATACGCTGGGTATCGTAAATCTTCGGAATCAAGTCAACGAGTTGACGCGTAACGTAGCGGATAGCGCGGGCAAGGTTATCGACGTAATGATATGACCCCGTATCGCCCTGACGTTCACGCGCCAATATGGCCCGACCCGAACGCTCGTTAGACGTGGCGCCAAGGCTAGAGTCATAGTAGCCCGTCGTAGACTTAATGTCGTCCGACGCGCCCATCTTAGCCTGAATAAGCCCCGTTTGTGCAAGGGGTGGGGCGGCACGTTGGGGCAGCGGCAGCATGTTGCCAGCGCCGTCCGTAACGTCAGGATTGACCTCCAAATACGGCCAGTTCTGGGTATTAGCAGTCTTCCACTGATGCTCGTATCCCTCAAACTGCCCACCGTAGCCGATAAACGGCGCTTTGGGGGCCAAGGCGAGCATTTCCGCCTCTTGGGATACCCAGTAGTTGTACATGCGCTGCGCGTCTTTAGCGTTACGCACGAGGCCGCTGATATAGATACGGCCTTCTACTTCATATTCGTTGCCGACCACGCGGACAACCGGAATCGACTTACCCGGCCACTCCTGCTCTTCCAGCACCTCGTAGCCGTTCGTCTTCATCCACTTGATTTTGCGGATGTCTACGTCACGGGTGCGAACAGGGGCAAGGCCCATAGCCTCCATCTGCGCGGCTTCGGGCGAGTCGGCGTAGGCGGTCATACCGCCCGGATACAGGTTTAACTTCGCTTTTTCATAGTAAGCGTAGAAGTATTCCGCAATCCGTACTGAATCGTCGGTAATCCACTGCGCCAGATTCTCGTCACCAATACCACGGCTCTGGATCGACGAGATGGGTTCGGCGTCAGGAAAATGACGCTCAAACTCCTCACGGGGCATGTCCTCGGTTATAAAACACCATTCTGCATCGGCTCCGCACGGGTCTTGGATGTGCGGGTCCATATATACCGAGAACGAGTTACGAACGCGAGCGATACGGATGTCTTGGTCAAACGAATCGGGGTCGCAATACTCAGTCAGGATGCGGATATAGCCTTCGCCATACGTGACTTGGTTTTCGCAAGCCGTGTCGTAGGCAACGTCGGCATCCGAGATGTACTCGATGTGCCGGACGATACCGTCAAACACCTCGGCGACTTCAATGTCTGCCTTGTCATCAACCGGGATGACTTTGCCAGCAGGGCGGTTCTGGCGCTGGTCGTTAGTGACCTGCCGAACGTGTTGAGGCAGTTTGTTGATGGTAAGGCAGGGACGAGCGTTGATCGTCTGACCCTGCACTGCGCCACGGGTGGCTAATACTTCCTGCGGCCACTGCCAGCGGTTATCCGGGCTACCCGCCATAAAGCGTAGGTCGTCCAGTTCGCTGTCCCGAGACTCGCTATAAGCCGTCAGGGACAACTGCATCCGGGTACGCGCTTGGGCGAGGATATCGCCCGTACTACGCGCACGGCGGCTCTCGGGCGTATTAGCCACCTGAGCCGCGCCCTTCATCCCTGTCGGGTCTTTAGCCATTACTTGCCCTTCTTACCGGCTTTACGCTTAACCGAATACGCGATGGCAACAGCCTGCTTAACAGGCTTGCCTGCCTTCACTTCAGCGCGAATGTTCTTACGAAAAGCCCCCTTAGAGGCGGACTTTACAAGAGGCATTAACGCATACCCCGTTTCATCGGAGTCGGTCGAAAATCAACCGCAGTGCGGATCATGTCCTCGTTAACGCGCTTCGGCATACGCGGAGCAGGCATCCGGGGCTTCTGCATCCGGCTGTTTTGGATCATGTCACCGACTGTTGCGCCGGGAGACACGCCGATTGGACCGGGGTTTTTCTTTCCGTACATGTTTCTTAGCCTTTTTTGGAGGTTTTACGGGGTTTTCGGGCGGTAAGGGCTGACTTTCTGAAATTGGCAGCCGTTGGAGCGCCCTTAGAACCCGGTTTACGCATCTTTTCGCCCGATCCCGCAGCGATTCGAGCGCGTTTAGCATGAATGTTCGCATATAGTCCCTTTTTTGCAGCCATTTCAGCATTTCCATCGTTTTAAGGATGCTTTAGCGCGTTCGGCTGGCCCCTTGGCGTTGCGAACGACCCCTTTCATGCGGGCGCAAAACGACTTTTTACGTCCTGCGTCCGCTTTTGTCTTCGGACTGGGCGCCGGAGCCTTCAAATTAGACCCCGTTGCACGATTATATTTTGCACGGCCTTTCGCGGTCAATCCCGCCCCTCTTGACACGGACTGCTTTTCTCCTCTACCAACTGAGAGGCTGACGGACTTCCTAGCCATTAAGCACCCATCCAAGTGTTAATCATGCCGCTCTCGCGGCTCGTGGTAATCGTGCGAGGTCGCTCACGGTATTCGCGGTGCGCCACAGGATATGCAAACGTGACAGCGATGGCATCAGCAGCGTCAGGCGAGGCAAGGCCACGCGCCTTCATGTCTTTCTTCGACTCCAGCAAGATGGAGCCAGAGGAATTAATTTTTTGTTTTGGCCCTGTCAGGTCAGCCTTCAACTGCCTATCATTGGGCAGCGCAGCGTCTTTCAGCCACGCTTTCATCTCGCCCCACAACTCTGCACGCTTGTTCTGCCACATAGCCGGGGTCTTGGACTTCCATCCGAAGTTAACGCCACGCACTACCTTATAGCGCTGCTCTTTCAAGCGATCAAGGATGCCGTAGCCTAATCCGCCTTCGTCGAGGACGACGAGCGTGGGTTGGTACTCGTCAATCGCGTCGATAACTCGGCCAACAATCTCCATCGTGTCTTCTCCTTTAAAGCGCTTGATGGCGATGATGTCTCGACCTTTGCGGACGGCGATAACGGTCGAGTCCGCTCCGCTGCGAGCCGGATCGACTCCAATAACAATAGGCGCCGTCTCATCCTTGTACTTGCTACGCGACATCGCCAAATCCACAAGGCTTGGCGGTATGAATTGATCGTCTCCTTCAGACGGAAACTCGCCATAGACTTCCACCTTGGCTTGCGGTGAGTCGATGCCGTATTCGTCGATGATCTGTTGATACACCGACTTATCGGTTTCTTCAACGGTGCGAGCGTCAATGTTGCGGGTGTTCCAGAACGCACGCTTAGAGTGGAACGCCTCGAAGAAGTAGCCCTCGTTACGACGGGGGTTGCTAAACGACAGCCAGAAACGGTGCGGGGTGTTTTCCGTAAAAAAGCCTGCCGTCACCGACCAGATGGGGTCAGGGATACCGCTGGCTTCGTCGAAGATGACCATAACACCGTCGAAGTTGTGGACACCCGCATACGAGTCGGGGTTCTCTTCGGACCACAGGCGACCTTCGACGGACCAGTAGCGCGTGCCTTTTTTAAGGTCACGTTCAACAAGTTCGGCGAGCCACTTAGCAGGCATCACGCGGGTGGCGCTAATCTCAAACCAATGCGAATTGATCAGGAGCGCTGCCCACTTAGTAATTTCTGCCCATGTGATTGAGCGTAACTGCGCTTCCGAGTTAGCCGACACAATGGTCGTCGAGCCAATCCTCGTACTGAGCATCCAGAGGATAAGCCACGACACCAGCGCAGACTTACCGATACCGCGACCGGAAGCCGTAGCCATACGCAGGACTTCGTAGGAGGTTGCGGCCTTATTCTTCGCAGTGTGGGCGGCAATGTCGCGCAGGATTTCCCGCTGCCACTTACGCGGACCCTTGAAGTGTTCTAGCGGCGTACCTTTCTGGCCCCAAGGGAAAGCGAGTAGCACAAAGGCCTCTGGGTCGTCTTTAATAACGGGCGACCAGAGTTTGCTCATCAGCAACTCTTCTTCTTCGGGGCTATAGATCGGCTGTTGCACGTTCGTCCTTCAGGGTTAGCGGCTCAGTAGCCTCATGCGCTAATTGATCCGGCGTAGCGTCATATACGCGGCCCGCCAAGACGCGAGATTCTGCCTCTTGCAGCGCGGCGACAATACTAATCTGGGATTTGATATCAACTTGGACTTGCTGTTTAGCCACCCAACCATGAAGGTTTTGGAGCAGGGCGAGCGCGGCTTTGGTGTCACCATTAATCGCACCTTCTCGCAAGGCCGACGCTGCCTCAACCTCAGAGTCCGCACGACCTTTCCCCTCAGCGACCGCAGCCGCGTTATCTAACTGGCAGAGTCTACGGTACTCGACGGGCAGCAACCCAGCCGCAAAGGCCAAGGCGTCACCCTTTAGCCCGAGTTTGGCGGCATCGTAAATCTTTTGCAGAACCTCCGGCGATGCCTTCAGTTCACGAGGCGCAAAAGGAATGGACTTAAAGGATTCTGTTACGAGGTTCATACCGGAACTCTTTGCCAGAACAGGCGGGAACGTCAGACATCCATCCGTGGTGGGTGGCATGGGCACACCAGACCTTCTCAGCAACCCTAGTCACTTGAGCGGCCCAGAAGCAAGAGCGGCATACCAGAGACTTGGCAGCAAACTCTGCCCACTCCAACTCCGACATACGTATCGACATAAGCGGACTGTAACAGAAGGTTTGGCAAGGAAGGAAGAGCAACGTGCAGGGTGATCCTGCCGGGAGGCCGCGATCTCCAACAACCGTGGAGCCTGTGTGCCGAGGCGGAAGCGTCTAGGGATACGTTTAGTGCCTTAGATTGTGCGGCTCTTGGACATTCAAATTATCCAAGTCATCAAAACCGCTTCAGTTACCTCTCGGTCGCTACCAGCGCATCTGGTCAGACGTTGCAAAAGGAATGTTAGCAGAGTTTAAAAAAAATAAAAAAGTTTTTGTGAGGGCATCGTAATCGTGACCGGTCAACCCATGGCCCCACCCCCCCTGTTGTTTTGTCACAACACCCTGTTGTGCGTGTACCACAAGCCTGGATGCTAATCATTCTCATTAGCCATAACAGAATCGTTTGCAATGCGTAGATGTTGCGTGGATGCAACTGTTGCGTAAATGCAACATGGTCATGACCTGTTGCGTTTGTGCAACACCTGGACGTTTGTGGCTGGATCGCAACAAGTGGTGAGAGTGCAACACGGTGGGTGTGCTACTGCACTACATCACCCGGTAGGTCAAATAGGCAAGTGTCTTTCAAGTCATTATTTATATCCATCATCAAATTGAGTAAGAGACAAATGACCTATTCTGTCCTAACTGTCATTTTCCACTTGCGAAACAGTCAGTTAGCCGATCCTGAAAAACTGTCCTTTTAAGTGTCCACTCGATACCTATAAACCACTCTGTTACGTCTCCGTTTTGGATTGATTGGTCACTTTTTAACCAAAATCGTCATTTTTAGGGTGTCCGTGACTGTCCGTGATGACCTACACAACTAGCACAAATTGCATAGCATCTGAGCATCTATCTATCTGTAAATAAATCGTTGACAGCCTATTGGCACTAGTTTATAAAGGAATCGTTGACAGATAACTACCAGGTAACACGGAGCAACTGCAATGCCTTCAGCCACATTTGTATATCACGGTGTAAATAAGACGATGACGGCAAGCCTTATGCCGTCTCGTATCTTTACCGTTGTCTACGGTGTTTCGCCTAACAGCACAGAAGAGGAAGTCATCTTTAAGGGTAGCGTCTCGCAAGAAATGATCAGCAAGATCATGCCGACTGCTACCGCTAAAGGCTTCACCTCGGTTCGCGTCACTCACCCGTAACGGAGCAACTAGCCATGTTCAACATTGAAAAATCAGCATTTCGCAAAGGTGAATATGTGGGTTATGCAGACGGATGCGTGTTCCATATCACCCGCACTAACAGCACTTACGGAAACTGGTTCGCTAGCGTCTCGCATGGTGACAACGTAGCGAAGTACCGCAACGTCCCGATCTTCGCGCATCGCCTCTCTGATATGTCCGCGAAACTCTCAGCCCTTGCTAACTAACACGGAGCATTTAGCAATGCAAAACAATTATGAGCGCGACTACAACATCCGCGCAGAGTTGCCAGAGTTTGACGCTTACGACGATGGACGCTTTCAAGCGTTGACGCTCACCCTTGACGATGGGCGTTACGTTGTCATCACCGACACCGACGGCATGGACTACCCGACGTTGGATAACTTCAACGTCTGCGTGTACGCCTCTGAGGACGCTTTCGGCGAGTGTCCGATCGCTTCCGCGACTTCCGACAACTTCAACAACATTGAGGCGGCTATTGCTGCCGTGGAGTGTGCAAAGTGACTCGTTTCTTAAACTCTTTGGTGTTCGTAGGCTTCAGCGTTGCTCTAGCCTCTATCGTTCTAGACGACTTCCGACTCGGCGCGTTTAGCATCTGCGTCGCAGGTCTCGCTGCCCTTATCGACTACGTCCGCAACTAATAACTACTCGGAGAACCTAGCAATGTCTTACGCATCCTCGAAAGTAAAGATTTTCAAAAACGATTGGTCTACCCATTTTTCGCGCTCTGGCTCGTGGTGGTGTGTCGTCGTCCGCAACGCTCGTGGCGACGTACACGACAAGATACGGTGTGACGACTACCGTTCTGCCTTGACCTATTGGAAAGCCTTTAACGCTATCGCTAAAGCCGCTTGACAGGTCGAAACGCCGTGAGGCGTCAGGCGGTAGTGCCGCCTCTGATGAGACCAAACTACAAACGGAGAATCTAATCATGGGTTACACAATCAACGACACCGACAGCCGTTACAACGGTTGGACTAATTACGCTACATGGCGTGTCAATCTGGAGATATTCGACGGCTTCGACCCCTCTGACTATTTCTCAGGCTTTGACGCTGACGATATCGACGCATTGGCTGACGGCTTGCGCGACTACGCCGATCAAGTGTTGTTCGAGTGCGCTACCGTCGAGGGGTTAGCCGCTGACTATGCCCGCGCCTTTCTGTCAGACGTTAACTGGCGAGAGATTGCCGAGCATATGTTGGACGCCATCAAGCAGGAGGCCGCATGAGCCGCTTTATTGTCACGCTCTGCCGCGTAGAACATCATGCTTACCAATTAGAAGTCGAAGCCGCTACACCCGAGGAAGCCCACGAGATAGCGGTGGAAACGTGGGACGACGACGACGAAGCGTTCGACCATCTCGGAATCGTACACGCTGAAGACTTTATTGAAGACGTTAAAAAGAAAACGGAGGCCGCATGAAAATCGAAGTTATCGGAGCGCGTGGTAAGTACACGGGCGACCTACTATCTGCCGCGCCTGACCTTCTGGAGGCTTGCCGCTCCGCACTTGCTCAACTTCAGGAGTTGTCGGAGGCTAATTGCTTTTCGTTAGGCGATCCCGCGCACATAACCATAAAAAGATTACGAACTGCCATCAACAAAGCCACAGGAGAAGCCATATGAGCCAGCACACCCCCGCCCCTTGGGTTATCGCCCACGGTCGTTGCATCTACGGCAGCGGCGACCTCGTTAAACCGTTTGTTGCTTCCGTCGAGGACGACCACAACGATAGCGAGACAGCGGCAAACGCCCGCCTTATCGCTGCCGCGCCTGACCTTTTGGCGGTGTTGCGCGATGTGCGCGAGGCATGGCTTGCCGGTCGCATTGAAGACGTTGAGGGCATCCTGACCGGCGACGTTTGCAGAGATGTTATCGCCAAGGCTACCGGGGAGGCGTTATGACGCGAGAGCAAATGATTGAGGCTTTGACACTTGAATCCGTCCAGTACATCTACGAAGCCGCTCTGCGAGGCGATACAGGCTTGCTAGGCGACTACCTGCAATTCGGCTTTGTTGGCTTTGACAACATGAGCGATTCTGACTTGCTGCTTGAATACGAGACCACCATCGGCGACACGCAGGAGGCCGCATGAAAAAGTACGCTGTCATAATTCATTTAGAAATTGACGAGGACGAGGACGTATACCACCCCGCAAAATGGGGATTTGACGAACTAATTGGAAGCGAGGTGACAGGGTGGGAAGTGTTTGACGTTACCGACGAACCCATCGAGCGCGTCCGTATTGACGCAGAGGGCGCGGAGGTCATCGCATGAGAACCTTTGACGTAGTGCTCTTTGCATCCATCCAAGAGATTGTGAGCGTCGAAGCCAGAGACGAGGACGACGCCGCCGAGATCGCGCTGCAAATCGTGAAGTCGGGCTATACCCCTCACGCGCAGATTGATTGGGATGTCGAGGAAGTCAACATAGGAGACCCGCTTGATGTCGCAGACTGACCAGATTCGAGCCGCGCTCATGCTTGGGAAGTCGCTCACCCCGCTAGACGCGCTCCAGGATTACGGCTGTTTTCGCCTTGCCGCTCGGATCGCCGAATTAAGGCGAGAGGGGCTTGATATCGAGTGCAAGACAGAGACAACCAACGGCAAGCGATATGCTCGCTATCAACTTAGGAGGCCTTATGTCTCGCTATAAACTCTGGCGCAAACTGTCCCGATGGTTCTGCCGTGGCTTGATTGACTGGCGGGAAGTACCGCCGCCCAACGTCCGCTCTAGCCGCGCACAGCACCCATTGTCTAACTATTGGTGACCACATGGAAAAGCCACACCGACCAACCATTGCAGAACTAGAGGCTCTGTTTGCCGAGGAAGAAATAGCCCGACCTTATCGTTACCCGCCTAACCCTCTGCGGCTCCAAGCGGCTGTACGGGCGTTTATGAGCGCGTGGGACGACGACTTGACGGTTAGGGAACTCGCGCCCTTTGTCGAGGAAGTGCGTCGAGCGTTGGAGGGGCGACCGTGACGGAGTTCCACGAACGATGGGGCTTGCGGCCAACCTATCCACGGCTGACCCGTTGCACCCGTCGATACTGGATAACGTATCTGTCGCGGTGCGTGGATACTGCGAGGGCTACGCTATGGCGGGATTCCTGATAGCCGTAGCCCTGACCGTTCTAGCCTCTATCCTATTTGACGACTGACAGCACGGGTTGTGGCGGATTCTCAACCATCCGCCGCAACTCTGTGTTGGATAGGTGCGAGAATTCAGGCGACACATAAACGTGCTTCTTGGTTGGGTGCTCTTTCGAGTAGATGCGCCCCCTATCCTCCCATTTGCAGTCTTTCAAGGCGATCTGAAGCACGTTCTGATTGACTCGGAACCTCTCGCCTAACTGGTTGGCGAGTTCCTGCACGATTCGATGGAACGGAGCAGCAATCACACCCGGCTTAAATACGCTCTGACGGCTTGCAATAAGTTCGGCAACTGCCGCCTCGGTGGGGTTCATACCCTGCTGCAATAGGATGGCCTTGGCGTCGGTCATCATCGGAGCCGCGCCCGGATTAAACTGGCTCACATCCCGAGCGTCAAGCAGCCCTGCGACCACCTCTAACCCGCCCTCGGCGTACCATTGCCAGAGCGCGGCAGCGTCCCTGTCCTCCATCCTCGGGGCGTGTGACCACAGCACAAACCAGCGGCGGTCATCGGCTGGCAAGGCTATAGCGTTGCGGTCATTGCTGAACGCCAAGACGAATAGGCGATTGAGGGCATAGTAGGGGTGCAAGCCCTTGCGGTTGACCTGCAACAGTTCGGGCGGGGCGGCAATAAGGGGCTTTAACGTGTTCTCCATCGCCCGCTGATCGCCCTTATACGATTGCCGCAGTTCGTTGATGACCACGACCTCGGACTCCAAGACGTAGCCCCATTGGCTCGCCAGTTCCTCGTTTCGCACAACGGCTATGTTGGTGTTTAGCGCACCGCCTATCGCCCACAGGAACGGAGCCCACAGCGTGTCTTTACCCGCTCCAGGCATCCCGCCGTGCAGGACGGCGTGGTTGATCTTGCGGTTCGGGAACTGACGCTTGTACGCCATGACGTTCAACACATGGTCGCGCTCGGCTTCGTCGGGAATCATCCGTTCAAGGTGCTGCAACCACTTTGAGGCGTTGCCTTGCACACCTTTCGGGCGTCCGTTCTGCCAACGGTTGCCGTAGACCAGCCCGGTGCGACCCACTAACGCGCTCTCGCCAGCCGCGAACGTAATGCCCTCAAGGGCTAGGCCACCCATCTCGGCGCGGCTCTCATCGAACGCCACAGACGCCTCAATGCGACGTTTATTGTGTACGGAGGCGCACGAGACGCCCCGAAATATGGCATTGAACGCGGATCGGGACAGTTCCCGCCGCTCCACCATGTCGAAGTAAGAATCCTCAGAACTGACGTAGGCAAAGCGGCTATACCACTCTGCCTGAGTCAACTTGCTGATGTCCCGAGCCTTAATTTCCGCGAGTAACTGATCCATTGCATAACCCCACTAATCTGCTATTCTCACGGAGCATTGCGATTTTCTCCGTGTACTTCTCCTAGAGAGACTTCAGCCCCACCTCACCGTGGGGCTTTTTTTATGGACTGCCCATTCGTCGGTTGGCCGAGATGGTGCGCCAAGTGTCGAGGACGATGCGCTCTGTCTCGCGCTTGTTCGCCATCTTGGCGTAGAGCGCAACAGCCGCACAATACCGTTCGTGCGACTCTTTCGTGGCATGGTGGGTCGCGGCAATCGCTTGCCGCTCCGCCACCGTACCCTCGGCATGAGTGAAGACAGCCTCACGGGTCGCCTTCCAGCCATATTCGGCACGCTCCATCTCAGCCTTTGCCAGCGCGCACGGCTCGTCTGTATCGACAAGATACCGCAGCGCTTTCTCGGCTCTCTCTTCGCTGATCATTAGAAGCCCAGCGGGTCGTTGAGGTCAGCCTTTGACCAGTTGTCCTCGGTCAGCGTACCGGCTGGCGTCGGCTTCGGCGGTGCCTTTTGGCCTTCCTTTAACTGGACGCTAATGGACAAAAAGTTATTGCCAGCCTTTGAGGCTTTCTTCCACGCCGATAGTTTGTACTCGACGCCGCCCACGTTAAGGTCGCCGGTAAAGTCAGGGCGCTTCTCATTGCCCTTCTTGTCGTTCGGGAACAGCACGCCACGGTTTGTGTTGTCATAGTTCACAGGGTCATCTCCTTCAGTTTGGAAACCTTAACATCTAACTCGGCCAAAAACTCTTGCACCTCTTTCTCTAAGAGCGTGATGCAGTCTGTGTCCCGTGGGATACGCACCACGAGCAGTTGTAACTCCTCGGGCATCCTCGGATCGTATGAGACCCAATCGCACCAGTCCGTACCCGTGCAGGCCATCTGCCATTGCATCTGGTAAAAGTATTTTTGCGGCGGCTCGCGCTCAAAAAGGTACTCAATATGCGTGGCCGTAGACGGGCACTTAATCTCGACGCAGCCATTTACGCCAACCAATCCGTCAGGGCTGGCTCCTGCCATCTCGATTGCAGGGTGGTTGATAAAACCGACCTCTGTGACGAGTTCGCCAACCTTGGCGCTATAAGCGTCACGCGCTGCGGCTTCCTGCTCGACGCCCCACTCCATCGCGGCGCTGCTAAACCCTTCAGTCGGCTTGCCGGTTAAGCGTTCGCATACCAACTGCGCCATGTAGTTTGCGCGAGTAGCGGCATAGCCACTCTTTGTGCGTGCCACTACATCAGCCACCTTTGAGGCAGTCACTTTGCCCAGACGGGCGGCGTGCCATTCTGTTGTTCGCTGCTCCATCACACTCTCCCTAAGATTTTTTTACGGCCATCACGGGTCATACACAACGACTGCAACTTGTTGTAGTCAAAGTCGAGCATGTCGCATATCCAGCGCATCGACCCGGCGTCATCACGACGGGAAAAAATCCAGTGAAACGCAGCGCCTCGGCCATCGGCGTTATCTGCGTCTTTAATCGCCTGCCACAGCACGGCAGACCAGAGTCGGCGGTAGCCCGAGTCATCTGTTGATGGTCCGTCTACATCGCTTGGGCGTTTGGCGAGATGACTAATCATTGCAACTCTCCTTGCTTCCAGAGCAGGTAATCGTATTGTTTTATGCCACGGTGTAGTGCAGAAGCCATAAGCATGGGGTTCATCCCCCACTCCTGCGCCAACGGTTTGTAGTTGATGCGCTTCTTGTTGGCCTTGGCATCGGCTCTACGCTCGCGCAGCACCTTGTACTGCTCAAACGTAATGCGTGGGTTGTAACGCGATCTTTTAGTATAGGTCTTCATGTCCGGGCACCTGATACCACGACAAGACAATCTTGGCCGCATCCCGATGATCTTTTATCAAGCGAAGGTCTTTGGCCTTGTTCTTCTCAAACACGCCGTTTGGATACGCACCAGCCTTACGCTCTTCGATCATCTGTTCCATCATCTCAACGGTATTGGTCAGCGACCAAGCCACGATGTATGACTCAACATCACTCAGTATTTCTTTCACTAGCCTCTGCTCCTTTAGGCCGAGGCCAACTTGCTTTTCTTTTCGCTGAACAGGCTCAGATGCACCTTTCGCTCGCTTGCGTTTAGGCTTTTCCATATTCCGTTTAACTCCTCGATAGTGGCTGCTAATTGCACGGCTGCTTCTACGGCAGGATCGGTAGTGGCTGCGGCGACTTCATGCGTCTGCGAGTCGGCGTCGTTATCGCCCTCAGTCGGGATGCAGAACGCTTGAAAGGCGGCGTACTTGTAAGCGGCAGACATGGCTTTGTTACTGGCCTTGTCGCCCGAGTCCATCGCTTCGCCTACGGTGATGACCGTGTGCTTGCTGCCGTCTTCGGCGGCCACAAAGTCAAACTCCACAGTCAGCGTGACGTAGAACAGCGCCGTGCCTTGGCGGTTCTGGCGCTCGATAACCTGTCGGTCGGTTACGCGAGGCAGGATGCACAGGCCGTGCTTTGACAGCAGCGGCGAGAGCGCACCGTACACAGCGTCGATGCCACGGAAAGCGTAGCCCTGCGACTGGTTCTTGCTGTCTTTGCTAATGCCGATCTTTGATAGTTCGGCGGTGACAGCGGCAATCTTCTCGTAGACCTTCATGCTTGTTCTCCTCTTGCGCGGATAGCGTCGGCGCACTGTGAATTACCAAGAACCCATGCGACATGCGCGTCTGCCCTATTGCGCTCAACTAATTCGTCACACAGCCCAGCGCACGCTTCCCGCTCGGCTGCGGCAACAAGGTGTGCGAACTTATAAATGGCCTCAGAAGTTTCGGCTTCAATTTGCTCAGTTACCGAATCGCCATCTATAAAGTCGATAAGGTAAAAGCCGACGCTCTGAGCCATACGTAAAATTTCTTCGCGGGTCATTGCGGATTCCTCAGTTTGGCGGATGCAGCGTCAATCGCAGCAATGCACTCGGCAAACGCTTGGTGCAGTTTGAAAGCGCCTTCGGCTTCGATGCGGTTGAGTTCGTTTAAGCCTTCGATGACGTTGAAGGCGGCGTGTTCGGCGCGGCAGTGCA